AAATTTCCATCTGTATTAAATAGATTTTGAGAAGTACCAAAAGCATTATAAACTGCACGTTCCATCTTCTCCAAATCATCTGTTGTAGTAGTTGTATTACTATCAGCCATATCTTCTACAGTAATATCTGCAAATGTTGTTAAAACATCTACTCCAATAGCATGCTGCAACATATCAACCGCATTATTATGAATATCTCTTGCTTCATCAACGTCAAATACTAAATCACCATTTTTATCTAACGGCAATTTTTGAATAACAACTTTTAATAATTGCTGCATCTGCTTTCTACGATCTAATTCTTGCGCGGCATCCAAATCTAAAATCTCTGGAATTGCATTAACAAATAGTGGAATATCACTATTATGAAAATTAAATTTAACCGTAGATTGCGGATCTAGTAAAAACCATGTTCCAAAAGGATCGCCCATGTTATCAATCGGGAGTTTTCCCTGTTTATATTTCAAATATCCCTCTTGGAATTCTTTTGGAAACATCTTTAAGACTTTCAAACGATAATTTATGTCTCTAAAATTATCATCAAAAAATCTCATGTTAAATTCTACTGCGGGAGAATCTCCAACAAAATATCTTGATCGACAATAATTTATAGGTAATTGTTGTAAAATAATTCCATCCTCAGAAGGAGCCATATAACCATAATAAGCCCCATTTTTAATAACTTCTAAAGCAATGTCACCGCATTGCTTTTTAATATGAGTATTATCTAAAAAACTCAAAAGGTTATTAAATTCTTTTAAAACCTTTTCTTCTTTTACTGTATCATCAAGAATTTCTGGAACAATATACCAATCATATCTATAAAGAAAAGCGGTATAATTACACATTCTGGAGTAAATACCATTAGTAGAATAAAAGTAATTTGAAATTTCTCTTAATAAAGGTAGATTTCGTTCACCTAAAGCTCTAAGAACAACTTGCTTATTTCCATAAGTTCTATGTGCTTTTCGTATAGATCCTAAATTTAAAATAGCATCATCAAGAGTTTTTGTTCCAACTTTAATTTTACCATAATCTAATGGATCAACATGATCGCGATAAGTGTCATTCATATTAAAGCCTTTAGCATGAATTTCTTCCTGTCTATTTTCCAAAATTCCACCTCCTTTTAATATCCAGCCTTCTTCATAATGTAATCGTATGAAATGAGGTTCTCTTCAGTGTATGGAATTTCAATTAATTTAAAATCATGTAACGCACAAAATCTTCGTTTCTTATTATCATTAAATTGCTGTTGATAGAAACCTCTTTTACCACCAAATTTTTGACTAGGTTCATAATGCTGTTTACCTTGAAATTCAATAATAAAATCAATATTTCCATCATCATCAAAGACTACAAAATCGAAACGAAGGGGCCGCCCATTTGGGCTCCGCAAATCTGGAAAAATATATTCCATCTTAAATGGCAATCCAGATTCTGTCAAAATTTCTTCGATTTTAATTTCACCTCTCGACGCGCGCATACAACCCCTCCTCTCATGCTTAATTTAAGAATCTCCATTCCTTAGCATTAAACTTTTTCTTCTTTTTCTTATTATCTTCTTCTTGTTTTATATAATATAATCCATACTCAAAGGCAGAAAATTTATCTTTTCTGATACCTCTATTTGCTTGTTTTAAGATAATATTAACACCTTCATTTTCCTCACGAAGGTTCATCATCTCTTCCTTTAATATGGAAGTTAAAGTAAATGGTTTTAAATATTCTGCCCTTTCTTCTGGTTTCATATTCTGACCTACTTTAGTTCCCAATAATTTTGTCTTAGCAACACGCTCATCAATTAAGAATTTAACCTTTCCAGAAGAAAGTTGAGTTTGCGCATTTGCATGTGCTTCGGTATTAATTGGCGCGTTAGCCTTTATAACATAAATTGCATCTTGTTCGCAATCTACAGTTCTATATTTCTTATAAAATCCTTCATCGTCATTATAAACTCCAAAGTCTGGATAGAATTCATTAGTTTCTGAATCAGTTTGCGGTTTAACCATATAATCCAGAAGCCCAATACCCATACCATTACCATCTATAACAAGACGTCTTGCTTTATATTTATAGAATAATTTTTTAACTTTTATAGCCTGGTCTTCAAAATGCTCATCAGACATTGTATAAATATTAACTAATTGTTTAGTTGAAACTCCTTGCGGTTGCGGTGTTACCTTAAAAATACATGCAACAGAATCGCAGCCCTTACGGCCAACGTCAAGTGAAATAACATAAAAACTTGATTTACCAATTCGACCAGATGCTTCTTTTTCTGGCTGTTTAAGGATTCTATTTCTATCAAATGTTTCAGCATTAAAGAAAGCATCTTCTACAGTTCCCGACCAAATACTTTCATATTCTCGATCAAATGAAGATTCATTGAAAGTTCCATCCATTTTTAGATCTCGAATAAAATTCTTATCAAGAAGTTTTACTAAAACTGGAATACGATAAGTTCCGCCTAAAACCATAGATTTCTCTGGTTTAACAATTTGCCATACCAGAAGCTGAATTAATTTATCATAAGGGAATGTATTTTTCCATCCCGCAGTCGTAATATAAATTTGAGATTTATTTAATTGCTCTTCTGGATGCGTAGAACCATCCATACACATACGAGAAATATTCATGGTAGGAATAATAACTTCAGAAAGAATCTTTCCATCTACACCTACACACTCCTCTATTAGACCGCCATGTCGACGCTTACCACGAGAACTTTCTCTAGCCGCAATATTATCAAAGTAAGATCCATTATTAAATACATACTTACAATAATCTTTACCTTCAAGGGTTACACCACGGCCCCAATTAATTTCTCGTTTAAAGGCCGGTATTAAAGTGCAAATTTCTTGAACTTTTTCTTTTACAATGCCCGCAGCCTGTTCCTTACCACCAGAAGTAACAAATAATTTACATTTTGGATAAAGAATACATCTACACATTAAAACCATGATAGATAAGAATGATTTACTATAAGCTCGAGGGAATACTGCATAAACATATTGATGCCGCATCGCCGCGCGCAAAAATACTCTCTGATAAAAGAAGAAATGGAAATCCTGTGGATTTCCGCCTTTCTCTAATAAAAAATCAATGAATAAGTCTGGATATTCTCTCCAGAAGGAGATATACTTTCTAGCGATTGGGACAATGGCTCGCACACGTTCTTCGGAAAGACCAATCTTTTTTTGATTACCTGATAGGTCTATTAAATCCTGTAATGCCATTATACGTCTCCACCTTTCAGAAATTCATTGATAGTTTCATCACTAATCTCTTCATCTTCAAGGAATTGATTATAATCTTCAAAATCTTGATCTTTTAATTCATCAATTTCATCATAGCTTAATTCATCTTCAATATCTTCATCCTCTTCCTTAGATTCCTCTTTTGCCATTTCTTTAACGGCAGATTCAATCAAGTTACCAAGATTCATTTCTTCTACGATAAGAGAATGAGTATAATTCTTTAAATCTGCTAAAGTTTCATCAACTCTGTCTTTTGGTCCATCTACATAATATCTAGGGATAAATCCTTCTTTTTCACAAACTTCGACTAATTCAGAAATGCAATTTACAAATTCACCATTTTCAGCTTTATTCTGAGCCGCAGTAAATTTACCAGACTTCATTAGTGAATCATACATTTTAACCATCTTCTGGGCGCCATCTACATCGCCAATATCCAAAAGCTGATTAGCTTTAATAGAAGTCTTGCACACAAGCTTCAGAATATCCTCATGTCCAGCTCCCTGGACATCGTATGATTCAGTCATACGAGTGTAAAGCTGTTCCAGCTTTACCCACTCTTCTGGTTTATAAGTTTTTCCCCATTTTAGTCTTAAATAAGTTCTATCTTCATCGGTTAAGTCTAAAGAATCATCTCCATTAGACCGATCAAAATAATCCTCATCTTCATTTGCAGTATAATATTGCGGCACTGCCGGTTCTTCATACACAGGTTCAGCATATCCACCTTCTGGAACTGAAAGCTGTTTTTCTGAAATAACTTGCGCGATTTCAGCCGCATCATACCCTTGTCGTTTCATAGCTTCTTCAATTTTATGATTAGCTAATTCTTGTAAAAACTCAGTATGCTCCCAACGATAATCTTTAAATTGTTTTAATTTCATTTTAGATAAATATCTACCTAAAATTGTCATACCAGTAACCTTACTGGGGTCGCGCGCATACGAAGCTAACAATTTATCCCATTCATCTGGAATATAAGGAACATCGCATTCTTGTAAAATCCACAAAAATGATTCTGGATTCCAATTATCCACATGCATGGTAATACATTTTTTACATTGATTTAATTTTCCATTTGGATATTTTATTAAATTGTTCGAGCCATAGAATTCATCAGCCCGCATAGTTTTCTTACATTTATCACAATAGAAAACTGAATTTTCTGCCATACTAATTTCCTCCTTTTAAAATTATGAAAATACCAGGAGCAAATTAAGCTTTCTTGGCCTTTGTTTTTGAATTTCTACAGCATTTACAAATAGAATAAAAACCATCTTTACTTGTTTTATTCTTACTAAAATATTTATTATGCGCCAACTTAATCTCGCCGCATCTACTGCATCTTTTATATTTGCCTTTTTCTTGTGTTAAGAAATACCAATCAAGGGTTTCATCTTCAGCTTGAGATGCTATTAAATTTGGAATTTTCTTTCGCCAAAGAGATGAAATATATTCTAGACTATGCGTAATGCCAAATTCATCTTTGAGTTCCTTTTGGATTTCAACATTTTGTAATCCATCAATCTTACACTCAACGATT